TTCCTGATAAATGAGGTTAAGACCTCGAAGCGGCAGCGCCGACACAGAAATTGTATTGCCAGCGCCAGTCTGGCCCGTAGTGGGCAAACCAAGATAGTCATAGACACTCAACTGCGGAAAACCACCAGCTGGCGAAACAATCTGCGGAATGGAATACGTAATAGAATCAGCGGGCGAATTCTGCTCGCCCATAAAATTCTCCCAATGCTGCCAAACTAGACGATTGGGAACAAAGAAAAAAAACGACTCCAAATCCATGTTATCCATGATCGGATAAAGCGGAGTCGCAAGACGGCAGAACGCCGACATCTGAACATTGAACGAATCACCAGGAAGAACTTCCTGACAATAAACAGGGATAAGGTACGAACACGAGAACGTAGTCTTATGCTGAAACTCCATCATGAACGAAGAGCGAGGAATCTCCGCTCGAGGAACCATGGCGAAATCATGAGCAGAGACCTTAGGAGCTCTGAAATTCTGACCGTATCCCTGCAACATAATCAGCTCCTAATAGCGGCAGACTTGCCAACCAAAATCATCTCGGGTGTATGGGCATTAAAAGTGCCCGAGTCCGTAAAATAGTCCCCGAGATAGTACAAGTCAAAGTCATCCGGATGAGCCCAAAGCTGGTTGTCAGCCGCCTGACGATTAACCTCATCCGTAAAAGACCGAACAGCCTGTCCCTGGCTAACCAGGAACATAGGATTGCCGAAGGAATCGGTAGCACGATCCCGAACAGCAAATATCTTCAAAATCATATAGTTGAACTCCTGAACTTATTACCAGCTAACGCAACAATCTCCCGAGTAGCCAGTCTCTCGGGGGTACAATCATGAGCGAAATGCGCACTCTGAAGATACCGCTTCAACTGCAAATGCTCGGCCTCGTCAGGCTCGGCCTCGAGCAACAACTTATCGTAGTACTTGGGCGGGGGTATTACCTTCCCTCCTGGCAGAACCACCCCGTCACGAACACCGTAGACGTCCCGCCAATACTTGACAAACCATGGATAGCCGATTCCGGGCTTAAGTGACATCCTGGCAAACTCCGGCCTAACATCGACAATCTCGCCCGATCGCCAATCCAAAAAACGGTAATGGTCACCCGTATCCTTACCTAAACGCTTCTTAAGCACATAACCTGCAACATAACCGGCAGACTCGTAGGTGACATTACCAAACGATGCAAACCCATGAGGCCATAACTTGCTTAATCGGCCTGACGAATAGATGGAATCGCCGCAAGGGCGACCATCATCAAAAGACACACCAAACAAAATTGCGTGAAAATGAGGGCGCCTAGTAAGGTCGCCATACTCTCCGCAAGCATAAAACCGGACAGGACCAGCCCAAGCGCGAAGCCTATACATAAACCGCTGAAAATCCCGATAATCGAGACTAATAGGGCAGTTCGCATCGTCATAAGTGAGAGTTACAAAAACAGAGGAATGGTGCATCTGATTCTCATGCATGCACCTAGTAGCCCAGGCACGGCGACGAGCCATCCGACAACCAATACAACGACCACAAGGCAACGACAAAGCGCGAAGAACCTTACCGCGCTCTGAAAACTTAATCTCTCCAGTCTCGAGCTGGAAGGCCTCAATAGGCCTAAAACAGGTCAAAGACGATAGCCGCCTCGACGAGGCGGAGGAGAAATATTACGAGGATGAGTCTTGCCTGACTGATGCGAAAAGTGACGAGCACTAGACGACTTGTGAACAGGGCGACGAACCGAATTCTTCATAAGTAACCTCTCACCTAGACCATTTATATCAAGTGATCAAATGGTCACTAACGCGCTTCGCTTGTTTGCTCCCTCCTGGACGGAATTTCGTTCCGAAATCCCGACCAGTCGGCGAGCCTGTGTATGAGTGTAAGACGACTAAAGTCGAATGTGAACAACAAGTAGAACAACCTGTGGATAACCTGTTGAAAACGAAAAAATTACTCTACTAAGTAAGATTTAAGAATAAGAATAAGATTAAGAGGAACGAAAAACGAAGTAAGTAGTGAAAAATACAAAACAGCCTAAAAAGCCATAAAAACGGAAAAGAGTAGTAACCCTAAGGGTAGGTAGCAACCTGACAGCAAAAAGCCGCCTAGGAGCCCCTTGAGGGCTCCTAGACGGCCTGTAAGACAAGAGCGCGCCCTCCGGGCGCGCGGGGGGGGGAATAAACACCCCCCAAAACAACAAAAAAAACAGTTAACCAGCGCCGCCAGATGAATCCGTGCCGCTCTCCACGGAACGGTCCGGCGCATTAAGCAAACCGAGAGACCGAAGCTCCGCTTCGTTACCAGGAGTAGACACAAACTCGAGGAGACGCTGAGGATCGTTAGAAAACCTAGCGCGAACGTCAGGCGGAAGGATCATAAACTGATCCTGAGCCTTCTTCACGGCCTGCATGGCCGAAAAATAATCCTTCACTTCCGTGAAATCACCGTATTCAGGCATACGAACAGACTGGGGCATCTGGCCAGTAATACCAAAGCGCTTCATAAGCACGTTAATATCCGCATCCTCCGCCATAGACTGTACGGTAAGAGAACCAGAATACTGAGCGTCACCAGCAGCAGCAGCTGCTGCATCTGACGCCTCGACCCAATCATAATTATGCGGACTACGGTAAAACATTACTTATTAGCCCTTATCCGGTTAGAAACCGCATTGTGCCGATCCGTATCGGCGCCAGTCTTCGCTGCATAGCCCTGTATAGCAGCACCAATAATCTTAGACGCCCAGCCGCTACCAAAAATCTGCTCGAACGCCTTGAGTACCGTACCCGAAGGCGACGCATACAACCTAGCAGAAGCTTCCTCGCCAGTCGCTTCTGCCTGAGAAATCCTCATATCAGCAAACGCCTTATTAACCACCGCCTCAATAATTTTCTCGGCGGTTTCAGAATTAATACTAGTCAAACGCTTAACAGCGTCATTCAACGAAACTTGCGAACCCTTGGCAATAATGTCTTCCTGAATAGACTGCCAAGTCATTTTAAGATTCTCGATCTCCTGATGTTGCCTATAGGCACTCAAATTGCCAAGCGAAGGCCTATCACGAATCAATCTTTCCCAATCAGGGCTGCCATCAGCAAGAGTCGGAAACACCTTATCGTCGGGAACATTACTCTCCGCAACCCTGGCCTCCGCATTCGTCTTGCGAGTCTGCGCCTGAGTAGCCGCAATCTGAGCAGCAGCCATCGCAGAGGAACCCATTCCCTGTATCTGCGGCGTCGGAGCCATCGCAGGCGTACCACCCATGGCAGGAGTGCCTTGGGTAGCCAGGAGGGGGTTAAGACCAGCCTTCTTCAAATCATCAACACGCCATTGCATCTGATTGCGACCGACCCATTCCTCATTCTCACGAAGACGGTTGTACGCAGTAGTCGCATTATCACGAGCCTGATTGATACCGAACAAATCGCCAAGACTCGGCAAAGAACTGCCGAGCCCAGACATGATCGAGCCAAGAAAATCCGACATTAGAAGTGATCCACCAGACCAGGCACCGAGTACATCGGCATGGGACGCGCGACTTTCTCCCTAAAGAAAAAATCGGCTAGGATTTGTTGATTGGCCGAAAGAGCACCCGCAGCAGCACACCTTTGATACGTGGCCTGAAGATCATCGTCGATAAACGCAGAATTGAGAGCCGGAAGCGAAGTAAACTTCTGGGCCAAATGCCACGAATCGAGGGGGGTAGTGTTGGTCGAACGGAAGTACCCCGAGGTATAGGATGGATGGTAGCGATATTCGGCCCACCTCTCCTGATAACCGAAAGTATTGGCATCGTTCGCAGAACCGTCCGAATAGATCTCATAGTTGTACACCGACTGCTCACCTAGACCAGCGAAGACGGGCAGATAGAAATCATAACGAGTAAGCCGCTTCCAATGACGACGGATACCCTGCTGATAAATCTTGTCGTTACGAACCGTAACCAAACCGAGAATATAACCATGCTCAGTAGCGGAAAACTGAAAACCATGATGCAACGTAGCAAGACCAGCCGCGGACAACGTCCCGAGCGGCGAAGTACCACCAGTTAGGCCAGTAGCCGTAGTCTGAGGCACCGGAGCAATGTTAACCGGAGACTTTCCGAGGCTAAGCAACTCCGGGCGCATATGACGGTAATCCGGAGACCGAACACCGAAATGAGCCAAAATAGACTCTACATACCGAGTGCCTGACCTCGCATCACGCTCGAGCAGACGCTGAGTCTGAAACGCCAACCGAATAGAATTAATCGTAGCCGCAGTAGCGGCAGAAAGATCGGCGTAAAGGTTAGACGGATAAATGTTACCACCGGCAGTGACCGCCGTAGTCGTATAAATACCCTGACCACCGGGGGCATAACCAAGGGCACCTGCAGAAGCACCTGGGATAGCCGAACCCGAAGTCTGCAAATACTGAATAGCGGCCTGTGTACCAGTAACCGTATTAGTACCCTGAGTCTTAACAGGAGCCGAAGATCCCAAAGGAAGGGTTACCGCTGTACCCTTCTGAGTCCACGGGAGGCAGGACGTAAAATAGTCGTGCCGCTTAGAAACAACCTGGAGTGTGTACTGCGTGGAAGGGTCCGGACCGTCATCCGACCAATTC